CTGCAATCTGTACTTCTGTAGGTACGATAGGGTTTTGACCTGCAATAGGTTGTTTTACAAGTGCTAATATATCTGAGATAAATTGTTCTATTTCTGTCATTATTTTCCTAATCCTAATTGTACTATTAAATCATCTTCATATTCAGGTTCTATTTCTCTTGATAATAGAGTATCAAACATAGGACCAAACTTAGGTGTTTCTGCAATAATATTATTAGCTTCTTGTCTAAGTGCTGCTCTTACACCTGCGTAATCTTTACTTCTTTTCCATATAGTTTCTGACTTACCAGCAGATACTAATGTATCTATAATTTGTTGTCTTATAGCTAAGTACTTTTTAGCAGCTTTTATAGTTTCAAAGTCTTGTAGATCTGGGTCATTAGTCATTTTAATTAACTGTTCTATCTGCATATCTATAGATGGTTTAACTGGAGAACCTACAATACCTGGTTGTCCATAACCCCAATATCTTTGTTCTAATTCTTTTTTCTTAGCATCTCGTAATGCTTTAGCTGATGCTGTATTGTTACCAACAATGTTTATTGTTCTTTCGTATTGTTCTAATGCAACTGATCCTAATAGTTTGTTTTTAGCTACAGCCCATTGTTCAGGTGTTCTATACTCTCTTGCACCTGTAAGCAAAGACTTTTTATAAGCATCAAAAGAAAACTCTGCATAACTTGGTGGTGGTTCTAAATACCACGCTACTAATGGATATGTTTCATATAGTTCCATATTTTCTTTCATCCAGTTAGCACCTTCTACAGTTGTAGGATATTTTTCTATAGATACTGTTTTAGATACTGTAAGAGGTAAAGGATTAATACCATAGATTTCTATAAACTCTTGTGTTGCTAAAGCATCATCATAATTAACAGATTCTTTAATCTTTCTATATTCATCAGCTAATGTTTCAAACATAAAATAATCTAAGTTTTTATCTGTTAGTTCAAATATTGGAGAGGCTGCACCAGCAGGTCCTAAGAACTGTGATACTGCTCTAAATAAAAATATACGCTGTGCTGCATCAGTTGCTATCTGCATACCTTCTTTAGCTTTTTCCTCTGTGCTGTCATCAATCGTACCTGCATATAGTAATGCTTTGTATGTATCTATAACAGTATTACCAAATGCACCTTGTGCGTTTTCTCCTTGATTAAATATAAGTTTTATAAATTTATCTGCCCAAGCAGGTTTAAAACCTAATGCTTTAGTCCACTCATCTTTGTTATTTGGGTCAAATGGTGGAAACTCACCAAATAATACTCTGTTTATTAAACCTTCTTCAGGAAAATTTTTAAATATAAAAGAAGCAGGTATTTGTACTACAGGTCCAAAACCAGGTAAAAGTCCAGCAGCTATGTTAATGCTTTCTGCATACACAGGCATATTTACTCTTACATCTTGATTAGGTGCATCTTTAAACATCCAATCTTGTAACAATCCTGTTCCTGGATAATTAAATACTACTTGTCCGTTAATAGGGTTTTTATAAAATATACCTTTACCTGTTGGTCCAAACGCATCATTTTCTTGTGCTGCACCATCCCAGATCGTTCCTGTTCTTGCAGCAACTTGTGGGTTAGCTTTCATAATACCTAACCAAGTAGTTAGTACCTCTTGATACGCATTACCGAATGGGAACAACCAACGACTTGTTTCCCAAAATCTTCTTTGTTCTGTTATGTCATATAGTAGTTTTTTAGTCTGATCTACACCAAAACCTTTAGCCATTTGTTCTATAAGTTCTGCATCATCAATACCATTATTTCCACCTGACTTAATTTTTTTCATTCTCTCTATTGTTTTTTTATTAAGTCCTGCTTTTTCTGCACCTGCAATAATTTTTTGTTTTACACCTTCAGAACTAATAGATATTAGTTCCTCTGATTTCTTCCAATAAGATGATTTAAACACAGGTATTCTTGACATAGTGTTTGTTGGTTGTGTCATAAACCAATTAAACAAGTTTTCTGTTATCTTGTCATAAAAACCTTTAGGTACTGATATAGGTTCTGCAAGATAATCTACTGTGTCTGGTAACACACCTTCTCCACCAAATTTATCTAAATATTCTTTTATTACTGCTTCTTCGTATTTATCAACATCTTGTTGTAATTTTTTTGCTTCTTTTGGTAATAAAGCATTTTGGTCTAGTAATTCTAAATCTGATTGTTTAGCACCAATATTTCTTGCAGTATCTAAATTAATTGTTTCGCCTTTTGCATTTTTAAATTTACCAGTAATTACTACATTGTATAAATCTGCATTTATACTTTTACCATCATTTGAAAGAAAACCTTTTAAATTATTTCTAAGTCCTTCTACAAATGTAAATATTGCTTCATCATATTCTTTTTTAGTCAAACCATTTTTGTTATTAAGTATTTTTAATAAATTACTATTACCTGATGTAAGGTTTAACATAGCTTCTCTAAATTCGTTACCTTCTGTTTTAAGTGCTGTTATAAGTTCAGCAAATCCTTTTGCAGGATCATCAGACAATTCTATTGATGCAACTTTTTTGCTTAATGTATCTGTCCTTAGTAAGTTAATTACACGCCATTGTCCTAATCCCCATTGTTCTATGTTCTGTAATCTATTAGCAGGTATGTATTTAATCTTGTTATCTAAAATAACTCTATTGCCCTCTTTAAAAACAGTCCTACTTACTCTACCTGTTGCAGATTCAGATATACCTAATTTAAAAGCAGTTGTATCTAACCAACCTTCTTTTGCATAACTTCCTCTTACACCAATACTGTCATCAAAAATTCTAGCAAGTAGTCCTATTGGATGATCTAACACACCTAACGCACCATTTGCTACAGCTCTTAATTGTTCCTCTGCTATAACTCGTACAGTCCAAGCAGGTCTAAGTAACACTAAAGGTTTAAATAATTGACCTACATAAAAATCTAATCCTCTACCTACTGCTGATTCACCAACAATACCTATCAAATCTTTGTATCTACCATTAAAACTGTTATCTAATTTGTTTACAAGTTTTATTACTTGACTAGGATTTTGTAATTTTAAATCTTGTGTTAATGCAGATTCTAAAACATTCTTAGAAAATGTTGTCTTAGCTATTTCATCTATTTGCTCATCTGTTAATTTACTAAACTCTGGGTGTTTTTTCATAAACCCTGCAAACTGATCCCACACACCACCAAACTTATTAAGTATTGGTAATGTCTGTTGTGCATCATCTTGCTCTTTTAAAACTTTTTGCAACACAGTAAATACATCATCAACTAACTTATTATTTTTATCTGTAAGTTTTCCTGCTGTTTCTAATTCGTTTTTATATATTGTTCGTAAATCAGAAAAGTCATCTATAACTCTATTAACTATTGCAGAACCTCTACGAGCAGGATTTTTAGTTTCTAATTCTCCTAACTCAACAATCATATCTTTTACTCTTTTACTACGATTAGTTATTTCTCCTGCTGGGTCTAGTAGTTTAAGAAACTTTACATACTCAACAATTAATTTATCTGGATTGTTTGCACTTAGCTTTGTTGTGTATTGAGGACCAAAGTAGTCATCTAAAGCTCTTCTAAATGGTCCTACCTTTTGTACTTTAGGCAACATACCTTCAGTTGCTACTGCTAAAACTTGTGTTTTATCATACAATAATTGTTTTACTGCTGTAATAGCTTCTTCAGATGCTTCTCCTGCTGCATTTAACATTTTGTTATCTGGGTCAAGTTTAAATAAATCATCTGCAAATTTTGCAAAGTCATCAGCAAGTGCTTCATCTTTTATAACAAATTGATTTACTAATTTAAAATTAGATTTTAATAATATTTCATCTGGTTTATTTCTATTTTCATATAAAAATTTAGCTAATTTTGTACCAAACTTTCCATCTATTGCTTCTTTTGCTGTTGTTTTACTAAATGATTTTCTAACAAATCCATTTTTAAATAGACCCATAGCATCAGCACCTTCATCTGTAAGAGTAAGCATACTTCTACCTGCTTTTACAGTTTTAACTGCTTTACCTGCCCAAAAGGTAGGGTCAAGTAAGTTAAGACCTAAGTCAATAAGTCCTGTATAAAAATCATATGCTCTATCTTCAGGACCTGCAATAAACTCTAATGGTTTAAACAACACACGACCTGGTGTCATATGTGGACTTTTACCTCTTGCAATTAATGCAGCAGCTCTATCTCCATCAAACTGTGCTACTTTTTCTTGTTCAAACACTTGGTCAAATACATTAACTCCTAAAGATGCAGCAGCAATCTGTCTTGCTCTGATTGGGTCTGCACCTTTATCAATTAAATCTTTGTATGTCTGTGTTTTTTCAGGATCAGTAGATTGAAACAATGCTGTTCCTAAATCTATTTTTTTACCTTTTTCTTTTGCTTCTCTCCAATATGCAAATGGTTCTATCTGTGCTTTTTTATATGCTTCAGAAAATGTTGCACCTTGTTGTACTAAACCAATAGTTCTTATAGGTTCTGCTATAACATTTTCATATAACGATCTAACACCTAACAAACCACCTTTTAGTGCTAACTCTGAAAAACCACCTGTATCAGGGTTTACATTAAATTGTTCAAAGACTGCATTTTTAATTGCACCATAAGTTTTCTCTTTAGCTTTACTAAAAAAATCTGTAAGACCATCTACAAAAGAATTATCTGCTTGTTGTTTAGTTGCCTGTACTAATACAGAACCAGGCACATTTGCACTTTGTTGTTGTATAGCACTAAGTCTATTTGCTTCTTCAGGCGTAACCATTAGATGTATTCTAGTAAGCTGTCATCTCCTGTTTCCAGCCAACTGTTGTATATAAAATCTCTTACTTCTTCAGCTTTTAATACTTGTTGTTGTGGTTGAGGATTTACACCAGGTCCAAAAGGTAATCCTGATGTAACAGGTTCACTTGGTCTTTGTGTTGGAGCAAATATATCCATTTGTGGTACTGGTGTTCTTGATACAGGTTGTGCTTTTGGAACAATATCTTTTGGTAATGGTGCAGCTTGTTGTTGCTCTGTTAATGCTTTTTGTTCACCATAATCCATACCAGGTATTCTACGAACTGCCTGTGTTGTATCTTGTGTATTTCTTGCTGGTGGTGGTACATTTAATGCTCTTTTATCAGTACCTTTATTACTAGAACTCCTCGTTGCCATCTTGCTCCTCATCATCATCAAAAAACATAAAAGTAGAACTTATAATCATATATCCAAAAGGAAAAGCAAGTGGTGGCATTTGATCTCTAAACATTCTTGGTTGTAATGTTTCTTCATCTAGCAATATGTCATCACATTTTTCATCAACATCATAAAGTGAGTTATGTACTATTTCTGCAAAATCATTATTAATTGACATTATCCACCCATACCTTGCAATAGTTGTGCTATGCCTGGTGGTGGACCTTGTGGTGGCAAAGTCTGTCCACCAAGCAATTCTTGTTCTGCTGTTGGTATCTCTGGCTCTTCTGCTGTAAAGAACTTATCTAAGATATTTTGCATATCATCAGGATTCTTTCTTATCTGCACAACAGCCATAGTTGCCTTTGGATCACCCTGTTGGGCTTGTGCTAACAATGTATCAAAAAGTATTTTATCTGCTTTTTCTTTTGTAATTCTACTGTTTACAGTTGTGAGGTTATCTAACCCATCTAAATTTTCTTGTAGTGTTTGTGTGTCTATGATACCTGCTTGAAGTAATTGCAGCCCTGTTACAATCTTCTGTGGCTCATCATATCCAGCCATAGCACCATACACTCTTCTAGTTTTATATGCACCTTGTATATCTTTTGATGGGTCATACTTTTCACTAAAAAATTGATTGTTGTAATAACCTGATAAGTCTTTAGATTTACCACCATACATTTTTGTATCCCATTCTAGTCTCTTAGAATCAATCATCTCTATAGCATCAGCCATAACTGTATGATATTCTCTAATCATTAGTGACATACTTGCACCTAACTCTTCTAATCCTCTACCAGTAGCAAAGCTAAGTGGTGACTGTGAATCATCAGATACAGGATAAGAACCACCAACACGAAGTTGTCTTTCTATTCTGTCTATTTGTTGAAATATTTGATAAGGAACATTAGATGCTGGTTTAGAAACTTGTGTACCTGGTGCTAGATAATTAACTGCAAATCTACCTTTTCTGTATTGTCCAGACTCTATCTCACCAGATATGTTAGTTTCAGTAAATACTGCATCTTCCATAGCTATTATTGACATCACATTAATCTTTGCCATAGAAGCCATAAGTCCTATGATTTGGTCATACTGTCCTTGTAATCTGTCAAAAGCAAATTTCTTTGCAATAACAAACGCAGGTCCACTATCTAGTGGGTTTGGTATGAAGTCAAGAATAGTTCCAGAAGTCATGTGGAATATGTATGTTCCATCTAAGTTGTAATACTCTGCTATTAAGTCACCTTCGCCATTTGAGTTAGCCCAACTACCATTGTAAGAATCTGTATAAGCAGAAGCATACGCATTACCTATACCTAATGTATTAGTTTCATATCCATCTTTAGACATAATTTTTTCTGCTGATTTAGGATAAGTTCTTGCTAGAGCTTCTTTAGGAACTCTACGAACAATAGCCATT